TTCGCCGCGATGACCGGAGCCAAGTGCTTCGCCGCGATTGAGTCGGGCGTTCGGTTCAAGCTGCCCGCCAAGGCGGGCTGGATCAAGGACGGCATCAACATGGTCACGGTGCGGCTCACCCCGAGCGATACCTACACGGTCGAGTACGGTCGCCTCTGGGGCACCAAGTACACCGTCATCGCCACGAGCGAGAACGTCTACTGCGACACGCTCCAGGCTGACTTCTGCGACGCGACCGGATTGTTCACGAGCCTCTGACCAACCACCCCGCCCGCCGGCACCAGGGCCGGCGGGCTATTATGCTAGGTGCTGAAAGGAACCAACGTCATGGCTAACACAAAAAACAAGGTTACCGCAAAGCGAAAGGTGTTTTTGGAAGCGTTGAAAATCATTAAGGCCCATCAGCGGGATGATGGAATCGACTTTTCCAAAGCAGCGGATGACCTTCAGAAGTTGCTGAACAATGCACCGCACAGCGGATGGCTCGCAGAAGAGTGGGCGATCTGCTCTGCCCTGTGGGCCAGCGAACTGCCGGCGAACTTGCCAGAAATGGATCTTATTCACGAGCACTGCAAGGGAGGCGAAATGTTTCTTGTCGCCTATTTCCTTGGGCTTCGTTCCGCACTTCGTCACCAAGATGTTTTTTGACAGCCGCACACGGTGGGGCCACCCGGCCCGGCGTCCAGTTCCGAAACGGGTGGCACTTTTTGATTCTTCACACGCCAAGGAGGGCACCATGAACACGGGATTCTGGATTGAAGTCGCAATCATGCTGCTGCGAATCTTCGCGGCTGGCATGGCTGGATGAGGGCAACACGATGACCGCTCGAAGAAAAATCCTCTTGCCAGGAATCGATGACAAAGGCGCGGGCCACGAAAGGCTTCGCCTACAGCGACGCGTCTACGGCAACATTCGGTCGCGGCTCCAGATGCACATTCGACGCATCGGATACGCCGCAAACGGAGCCGCTACGCTACTGGAGTGTTTTCTTGGGTGCGATGCCGAAGAACTCGTGCGGCACATTGAGTCGCAAATGCTGCCCGGCATGACGTGGAGCAACTATGCGGCTGATGGATGGCACATCGACCACATCAAGCACCTGAGCGGCTTTGACTTTGACTTCACGCGAGAGCTCAAGGTGGCTTGCCACTACACGAACCTTCAGCCGTTGTGGGCAAAAGACAACATCCGCAAAGGCGGCTCGAACAGGAAAAGTCTTGCGAACTAGGGCTTTTCTTTTCCGGTTGACGAAACTACCGCTAGACCATAGCCTACCTACCGATAGACCATACGGCACGAACGAAAACCCCTTATTTCCCCGACGAAACCGCGAAGAGCAAAACTCGCTTGACGATGCAACCGAGGGGGGTAGGATACGCCCCCTCACCGATGGACGGATGACCAGTACCACACCTCGAAGGGACTCACGACATGGACGCTCACTACCGCGAAGCTGCCGCCGCCGAAGCCGCTGTCGCTGATTTCTACGGCACCGTGTACCGCCCGAAGCCGGGTGACCGCGTGCGGTGCCCGAAAGCCTTCGGCGGTGGCTACCAGCCGGGCGTGGTCGCCGCTCCGCAGGACGGGGCGTACCTCGTCGATACCGCCGAGGGGCGGCTCTTGATGTACCTCGAAGAGCTGGAGCCGATCGCGAACTGAACACAGGAGAGCCGGTGGAACCGGCGACGCCCAGGAAGGGATCGGGCCGCCGACCTAGGACGGGGAAGCGGCTTTTTCAGAACGGAAACGACAGAAACGAAAGGGACTCGACAGATGGTTCAGATTCGCAAAGCCCGCCGCTCGGCTACGAAGTTGCGGCTCCTGTTGCCCGGGCCAAGCGGCAGCGGCAAGACCTGGGGAGGGTTGACGCTCGCGAAGGGGATCGGCGGTCGCACAGTCGTGATCGACACCGAACAGGGGTCGAGCGATATGTACGACGAACTTCATGAGTTCGACGTTGTGGATCTCAGCCCGCCGTTTACGCCCGAGCGGTACATCGAGTGCATCACCGCCTGCGAGGAAGCAGGCTACGACATCATCATCGTGGACAGCATCACCCACGAATGGAACGGAAAGGGCGGATGCCTTGAGCTCGTGGACGAGATCGCGAGGGCGAAGTTCAAGGGTAATACGTGGTCAGCATATTCCGAGATCACCCCGCGACACCGGGCTTTCATCGACGCGATGCTGCGGTCGAAGGCTCACATCATCGCCACGGCGCGGGCGAAAACCGAGACCGCCCAGGTCGATGAAGGTGGACGCAAGCGGGTGGTGAAGCTCGGCATGGCTGCCGAAACGCGGCAAGGGGTCGAGTTCGAGTTCGACGTTGTGCTCGACCTCGTGCATGACGGGCACTTCGCCACGGTCAGCAAGGATCGTACAGGCGTGTTCTCGGGCGATCCCAAGCCCATTACGGTCGAGACCGGCAGACGGCTCGCCGAGTGGCTCGCGGGCGGCACGCCGGTCGCGACGCCGCCCAGTGAGAAGGCGACGCAGGCCGCCGCCTTCATCGCCAAGGCGACCACCGACGCGGATCTCCGCAAGGCGACCCGAGCCATCGACGGGTACGTGGCTGCCGGGCAGTTGACCGGCGACGAGTGGTCGAGGCTGACCGACCAGATCAACGAGCGGCTCGCCGCTATCGAGACCACGGCGGGCGAGCCCGCTGCGACTGAGTGAACGAACGGAACGACACCCCTACGGAAAGGACGTGAGAGATGGATTTCATGATTGACGAAGAGCCGACCGAGACCGTGACCCGCGAGCGGGCGATTGTCCCCGCCGGGCGGCACGAGATGTTCGTGAAACTGTGCGAGGAAGGCACGAACGAGTACAAGCGGCACGAGACCAACCCGGATGGGAAGTGCCTCAAGCTGCGGCTCGCGACGGTCGAGGGCGACTACAAGTTCGTCTTCGACGATATCCCGCATCACCTCGGGTGGCGGGCCGCGAACCTCGCCGACGCCCTGGGCATCAAGCCGGTCGATGGTCGCCTCTCGCTCAAGCCGAGCGACATCGAGGGGCAGACGCTCGTGGTGGAGATCAGCCACTACACGTCGAAGGCGGGGAAGACCTCGGCGGTCGTGAAGCGGTACGTGCCGCTCAACGTCGCCGCGAAGCCGCCCGCGATTAAGGCGACGCCGAAGCCGCCGCCTGCGGATCGCCTGCCGGGTGACGACATCCCGTTCTGATTCAGCGGCACGCGGTTGCCCTAGTGGCTGCGATGCCACATCCGCCGCCATCGCACTCCAGAGGCGTCGTATCAGTGCAGTCGAGGCTGCGGTTTCCTCCCTTGTTACGCGGTGACTCGACCGACCGCCGCACGTTACGCGGCAAATACACCCCAAGGAAAGGAAGCCATGACCGCATCGAGCCACAACGCCGCAGCCGTCGCCGCCGTCATCCGGCGAGCGTTGACCCAAGACGAGGACACGCCATCGGAGGAGCGGCTTTCGTTCCGCGTGCTGGCGGAGGCAGCGTTGCCGCTGCTTGAGCAGATGGCTCGCGAAGAGGATCTCGCATGACCAGCGTCAACCCCGGCACCGCCCCGATCCTGCGGCTGAAGTCGCTCGCCGATCGCCTCGTCGCGATCGAAGCGGAGAAGCGGCAGCGAGGGGACTTCGACTACGTGACGCTGGTGCCCGAGGCCGCTGCCGCGTTGCGTGAGCTGGCGGCGATCAAGTTCGAGGCGTGGAAGGTAGAGAACCCGGAGGGTGAACGGTACTTGCCGCCGAAGCGGTGGAGGGGGGACTGACCATGATTGCAGCATCTGACCGATACACAGCGTTTCTCGAAACGAAGCAGCAACTCGACGGCGACCACGGGTTCACGCCCGACTTCCTGCCGGGATGGCTCTTCGACTACCAGCGACATCTGATCGAGTGGGCTTGTCGCAAGGGTCGCTCGGCGATCTTCGCCGACTGCGGCATGGGCAAGACCCCGATGCAGTTGGTGTGGGCCGAGAACATCCGCCAGCAGACCGGCAAGCCCGTGCTGATCGCCACCCCTCTCGCGGTCAGCTACCAGACCGTCGAAGAGGCGAAGCGGTTTGGAATCGAGGCGGTGCGGTCAACGGGCGGCAAGCCCGAGGCGGGCATCGTGGTGACGAACTACGAGCGGCTGCACAACTTCGACCAGGGCGACTACGGCGGCATGGTCTGCGACGAGTCGAGCATCCTCAAGAACTTCGACGGCTCGACCAAGGCTCTCGTCACTGAGTTCATGCGGCTGATCCCGTACCGCCTGCTCTGCACCGCGACCGCCGCACCGAACGACTACCACGAGCTCGGCACGTCCAGCGAAGCCCTCGGATATCTCGGCTATCAAGACATGCTCTCGCGGTTCTTCAAGGAGGATGTCATCAAGGACTACCTCGGCTGGGGTCGCAAGAGCTACCGCTTTCGCGGTCACGCAGAGGAGCCGTTCTGGCGGTGGGTCTGCTCGTGGGCTCGGGCGTGCCGCAAGCCCTCCGACCTGGGCTTCGATGACGGGAAACTCGTGCTGCCGCCGCTCCGCGAGCACGAGCACGTCGTGCATAGCAGCAAGACGCGGGCCGGGATGCTGTTCTCCCTGCCGGCTGACACCTTGCAAGAGCAACGCGAAGAGCGACGAATCACGCTCGAAGACCGCTGCGAGGCTGCGGCCGGGCTCGTGGCATCGCACTCTGGATCGTCGGTCGTGTGGTGCCATCTGAATGACGAGGGGGATCTTCTGGAGCGGATCATCCCCGACTGCCGGCAAGTGAGTGGGTCGCAGAGCGAAGACGAGAAAGAAGAGCTCCTACTCGCGTTTCAAGCGGGGCAACTGAAGCGGCTCGTGACCAAGCCGAAGATCGGTTGTTTCGGGTTGAACTGGCAGCACTGCCACAACGTCGTGACGTTCGCTTCCCACTCGTGGGAGCAGTACTACCAAGCCGTGCGTCGGTGCTGGCGGTTCGGACAGACGCAGCCCGTGGATGTGCATGTCATCGCCACCGAGGGCGAGGTCGGCGTGCTCGCGAATCTGCGACGCAAGGCGAATGCCGCCGATCGGATGTTTGAGTCACTCGTTCGGCACATGGGCAACGCCCTGGCCGTCGATCACCGCAGGACGTTTCCCCATAGTGAAAGGATTCCGAAATGGCTGTCAGCGAGCAAGTAATCACCGACGACTACGCGATCTACAACGGCGACTGCTGCGAGGTGCTTCAGAGCATTCCCGACGAGTCGGTGCATCTCTCGATCTACTCGCCGCCGTTCGCGGCGGATGGTGCGGGATGCCTGTACCACTACTCCAGTTCCGAGCGTGACCTCTCGAACTGCCGTAGTCACCAAGAGTTCTTCGACCACTACGCGTTCGTGGTCGGCGAGATACATCGCGTGACGATGCCGGGCCGGTTGTCGGCGGTGCATTGCATGGACATCCCGAGGAAGACCTCGCCCGGCGGGCTTGTGGATTTTCCCGGTGAGATCATCCGCCTGCACGAGTCGCTCGGCTGGCGGTTCTGGTGCCGTCACTTCATTTGGAAGGAGCCGCTCGGTGTCCGCAACCGCACGATGGCGAAGGGACTCGCCCACAAGCAAGTCGTGACCGACGCGAGCCTGTGCGACGTGGCATCTGCGGATTGCCTGTTGCTCTTCCGCAAGGACGGGGAGAACCCGGTGCCGGTCGCGAACCCGAACGGGCTGCTGGAGTACGCGGGCGAGCGTGAGATCCCGGCCGAGTTGCTCACCTATCGCGGGCACAAGGGCAAGCAGATCGAGAACCGCTACTCACACTGGATCTGGCGGCAGTACGCGTCGGCATTCTGGGATGACATCCGATTGGAGCGGACGCTGCCCTACAAGCAGGCCCGCGAGGACGATGACGAGCGGCACATGCACCCGCTGCAACTCGACGTGATCGAGCGGATCGTGCAACTGCGGAGCCTGCCCGGCGAGACGGTGCTCACGCCTTTCATGGGCGTCGGGAGTGAGGCATACGGGGCGGTGCTCAACGGTCGCAAGGCGATCGGCGTGGAGCTCAAGCCCGCCTACTACCGGCAGGCTGTCACGAACTTGGAAGAAGCGGCGAAGGGGCGGAAGACCGAGGCGACCCTCTTCGACGCGGAGGCCGTGGCATGAACTGGCTCCTCTCCATCTTCCGTCCCCGACCTTCCCGCGATCTGCGGCAGCTCGCCGAGTCGCTGGAGGCTGAGAACGACCGGCTCCGCGAGGAGAACCGCCGGCTGCACACGCTCTGCCGGGCGTTGCGTGATGTGAACGAACACCTCGACAAGCGACTGCTCGCGGAGGAGACGCGATGACCACCTTCACAGAACTCGCCGAGCACTACCTCGCGGGCCGCAACGTCTCGCCACCCTACGGGCGTCACGTTCGTGCCATCGCGGCGCGGGCCGGCACCATCGGCAGCGACAAGTTGAACCGCTACCTCGCGCGCCGCCTGGAGCAAGTCAGCGGCATCACCGCCCGCAACGAGCGGACGATCCTGCTCTCGGTCTGGTGCCACGCGTACCACTCGGGCAGGGTCGAGGAAGCCCCTCGCGGGATCGGCAAACTGCGAGCCCGGCGGAAGCCCACAAAAGCGTGGACGGTGCCACAACTGAAGACGCTGGTCGATGCGACGCGAAAGCACGACGGTCGCCGGCTCCGCAGCGGGGCGGATCGCGGGGCGTTCCTGAGAGCGTGGGTGCTGCTGGGCTACGAATGCGGAGCCCGCATGGGCGATCTGTTCGGGTTCCGCCGCGAGCACATCGACGGCGACTCGCTCGCGTGGACGCAGGCGAAGACGGGCGAGCCGATCACGCGGGTGCTCACGCCAGCTTGCCTGGACGCGATCGACGCGATGCTCGCGAAGTCGCCCGACGGCACGATCCTCGGGTGGGCCTGCGGTAAGCGGCAAGCGTGCCGGCTGATGCGGGAGTTGCTAGACGATCTCGGCATCGGCGGCACCTCGAAGTGGCTGAGACGCTCGGGGGCGACTCACTGCGAGATGGAGCAGGCGGGCAGCGGACGGCTGCACCTGGGGCATCGGTCGCCCGCACTTTTCGAGCAGGCGTACTGCGATTGGTCGCAGTTGAGGACGAAGACGCCGAGGACACCGGCACTGGTTTGAGGTGATGAATGAAAGATGACAGCAGCTTCATTCGCGACTTGGACGAAAGCCGCGACGCCGTGAACGAGTTCGCGGCGAAAGCTCGGGCTCGTGGCGTGCAAGTCTGGCTTCCGCCGGAAGTGGTGCGGCCCGACGCTTCGCTGCGGCGTCAGTACGCGGACGATGGCGACTTGATGATTCAAGCCCGCATTGAACACAAGGTGCGAACGAATCTGTCGTGGACGTGCCGCAGTGACTACCGATACCCGACGGTCATCGTGGACGAGGTCTACAAGGAAGACGCTAAAGCGGATCGTGCCGTGCTCATGTATGTGATCGAGGATCAAACGCGGCAGCACGCGGCGGTCGTGTACGGATGGACGCGTGACAAGTGGGGTATCGAAGAGATGCACGACCCGATCCAGAAGCGGACTTGTCGCTTCTACACGGTGGACAAGTCGCTCGTGCGGTTTTGTGGAATCGAAGAGGTTTTTTGATTTGGCATGAGTCGGCGTCTTGTTGACGTTCGACGAAGAGTGATGGATTTCAATGAAAGGAGGCCGCGATGCGGCTGCTCAAGACAGAGAACCGGAAGATCGGCGTTGATGAACTCAATATCTCTGACGCTTACCAGCGGACTCTCGTTCCAGCACGCGTAAACAGAATCGCGAAGAACCTCGACCAAGATGCCTTCGGGTCGCTCACTGTCGGGCAGAGACGAGACGGAACCCACTGGGTTGTGGACGGGATGCAGCGGCTCACTGCTGCCCGCAAGCTCGGGATTGCTATGGTGCCGTGCGATGTTTTTCAGTCTGACGGCCAAGAGCACGAGGCGCGGGTGTTTCGGCTGAAGAATCGCGAGCGTACTAACGTGTCGGCGTGCGCTTTATTTCGGGCTCAGTTAACTGAGGGGGATGCGCAGACAATCCGCATTTCTGAAGTTGTCAGGGAAGCCGGCCTCAAGCTCTCACTGCGAGACGAGGGAAGCCACTACCCATACATCAAGGCCGTCAAGGCATTAGAGCGGTCATACGTCCGCGTCGGAGGCGAAGGGCTGCTGAATGCCCTTGGGATCATCACTGAGGCTTGGCCTGGAGAGAGCGGCTCTCTGGCTGGCGACATGATCGACGGCATGTGCTGGTTCATAAAAAAGAACTCGCCGTTCGATCGTGACCGTCTTGTTTCTCGGCTATCCAAGAAGTCGGTCAGCAGCGTCATACGGGCTGCCGACGCCAATCTAAAGCTCGGCAGGGATCGAGACAGTTCGTCTTACGGCCGGTCGATGGCGACCTACGACGCGATCTCGCTCATCTACCACAAGGGCATGAGGCGGAAGCGTTCCGCCGCAGTCTGATCGACGCCGCCCCCGTGATAGGCACGACGCCGCTTCGACGCGGCGGGGCGGAATGGAAAGGAGGCAGGGATGTCTCGCGAACAAGTTCTGACATGCGGCGAGTACGCCACCGAGCCTGACGCCGTGGCGTCGCTGCTTGCGATCGTCAACCCGGCACACTGGCTCGTCATGCAGGAAGTGAACGGATGGATGCTGCACCCCAGGCTCGACACCGTCGCCAGCGGTCGCCCGCGAATCGACGTGCTGCTCCAGCCGACGCGGGCATTGATAGAGCACGGGTGGCGGTGGGGCATCGTTGGAATCGAGTGCAAGAAGTCGGCGACCAAGGTCGGCCGTGTCGTGTCGCAAGCGATGGACTACACGCGATGCGTCTGGGATACACCGAACGGCTTCGCGGTGATGTCGCGGTTCGTGTTCATTTGGCCGTGCGAACCGCCGAAGAACGACCTCGAATCAGTGATGGTGCAGCATCGGATCGGGGTCGCACATTCGCGAGGCCGTGACGCCGAGCGGCTGTCGCTCTGGTTCAACGGAACCATTGCCTACGCGGACAACGGCGACGCCGATCCTCGGGTAGCGATTGGTCTACGCGGCGGCAGCAAACAAGGGAGTAGATGAGCATGGACGCTCTCGACCAGTGCATTGATTTTCTCGGCTGCATCTTCGAGCCCGAAGATGTGATCGAGTTTCGCCCGCTCCCGCCGTCGGCGGGCCGGCGGTGGTCTACGCTTGCCGAGCTCCCCGACATCGTGGAGTGGCTGCACGGGCTGAACACCGAGCAGCTACGCGTTCACGCGTACTTCGGAGCCAACCCGAGGAAGGCGAAGGGGCAGAGTCAGGCCGAGGGCGTCGCCCTGGCCCGGTGCCTGTTCGCCGACTTCGACGGTGGCGTGATCCTCGAAGACGCCTACGCCCGCATCAAGGCGGCCGGGCTGCCTTGGCCGACCGCGATCCTCGAAAGCGGCGGCGGGGTTCATGCGTGGTGGCGGCTCGATGAGCCGATGACCGACGCGAACGCGTGGCACGAGCGGATGAAGGCGATCGCTTCGGCCCTCGGCAGCGACTCGTCCATCTGCGATTGGCCCCGGATCATGCGACTGCCGGGCTTCGTGAACTGGAAGCACGAGCAACGTCCGCTCGCGGTGCTCTCGGACTGCGATGCGACCCGGATCTACTCGCTCGATCGGTTCCGCAAGACGGCATCGCAGAGCGTGGTCGTGCAGCCCAAGAGCATGAGCGACCTCACGAGGCGGTTCCTCGAAGAAGGATTCACGCTCCCCGCCGGCCGACGGCAGACGATGTTCACGGTCGCCTGTGATATGGCGGCTCGCGGCTGGGGCGTGCAGGAAACGATCTCGACCATCATGGAGCGGATGCGTCGCGTCGGGCTCCGGGGCGACGATCTCGAAGACTGCCCGCGTCAGATCGCCAACGCGTGGAAGCGGCCCCGGCTGCCGATCCTCGGGCAAGCCGAGGAAGCGGTGCCGGTGGCGGATGCCAGCGAAGAGACGAAGACGCCGACGCTGGTCGATGCGATTGAGGCGTGGATCAAACAGGAAGAGACGCCCGCGATCCCGACGGGCATCGCCTCGATCGACAAGCTCTTCGATGGCGGGTTGCCTCTCGGGCAGATGACCGCCGTCGCGGCGGCCCCCGGCGTCGGGAAGTCGGCCCTCGCGATGCAGTTGGCGATCGACTGCCTGGAGCAGAACCCAGGCATGATCGCGGTCTGGTGCCTCGGGGAGATGACGCGGGCCGCCCTCGGGGCCAGGGCGATCACCACGTTCGGCGGGCGGGAAAACTCGCTCACCCTGCAAGACGTGATTCACAAGCAAGGCAACGCCCGCAAGCTCGCGGTCGATCTGTCGAACAAGGTCGGCGATCGGCTCAAGTTGGTTGAGGCTCCGCTGCTCATGGACAAGATCGAGCAGTGCATCAACAAGGATAAGCCCGCCCTGTTGATCGTGGACTACCTCCAACTCATCCGGGCGAATCGGCACTTTCAAGACAAGACCGGCGAGATCAATGAGTGCTTGCTCAAGCTCCGCGAACTGACCACGACCCGGAACATGGCAACGCTGCTGGTCACGAACATCGCGAAGGGCTGCGACGCGAACACCGAGATCGGCAACATCGGCAAAGGCTCCAACCAGATCGACTACGACTGCGACAACTTCCTCTTCGGGCACCGCACCGGGGAGGTCGGAGCCGACGGCGAACTGCTGGTCGAGTGGAAGTGCAAGAAGCTACGCCAAGGCCAGATGGCCGACGTGCAGCTCTGGTTCTACGGGAAGTACCAGCGGTTCGAGGATGCCGCCGCTGCCGCCGAGATCCCCGAGTTCGCGGCCCACGCCCCGAAGGCCCAGGACTGGAGCAAGTTCTGATGGCACGCGGGAAGAAAAAGACCGGGAACCAAGCCGACCCGAAGGGCGAGATGCGTCGCCGCTGGGGGGCTCTGTGGGAAAGCGGGGCGTTCTGCCGGATCGGAGCCCAGGGGCTTCGGATGGCCCTCTGGGCGTTCTACAGGGGCGACTTCGCGACGTGCGAGGTTCGGGTCAGCGTCCGTGAGATCGCCCGGCAAATGGGCGTAGGAACATCCTCGGTGCATCGGGGGCTGAATGAGCTTCTTGCCGAGGGCATTTTGGTGCTCGTCCGGGGCGGCGGGCAGGGTCGGCGGTCGGTTTACATGGTCGCCAACTGCGCCCCCGTTGGGAACAGCACTGTTCCAACCGTTGGGACGAACTGTTCCAACCGTCGGCAACAACTGTTCCCACCTTTGGGACGAACTGTTCCCACCTCTGGGACGAACTGCGCCCCCGTTGGGAACAAACTGCGCCCCCATGTGGAACCATTGACAGTCTTATCCATTGGTAATCCAAGTATTACCAATGGATATATCAATGCGGATGCGGCGGGGGCCGGTGCAAGACCGGCCCCGCCGCTCCGCGAACACAGGAGAATACGAGATGACGACGGCGACGGAACGCCCGCCTCTGACGAAGCGGCAGCGTCAGGTACTTGACGCGATAGCGAGATTTCATGAGCAGCACGGCTACTGCACGAGTGTGCGGGAGTTGATGCGGCAGTTCGGGTGGACGAGCCCGAACTCGGTCGTGACCCACCTAAAGCGGCTTCGCCAAGCCGGGCTGGTTCAGTGGGTGCCCGGCGTCGCTCGCACCCTACGTCCGACGGGAGAGAAGCCATGAAGCCACGCCGACCCCTCCCGCCGGGCGATGTCGCCAATCTCTGCGAGGCTCACTCGTGGGATGACGACCTCAACGACGGTGCCCGCCGAGCCTTGGAGCTTGCCCACCATCACATCCGCCGGCTTGCGGCTCGGGCTTCCCGGTGCGCGATGCGAGCCGAGCGGATGGAGACGCAGTGCGAGCGGCTCACTGATGACAACCGCCGGATGGCGAAGTACCTCCAGACGTTGCTCGCCCAGAAGGGCGGTGCCGCATGACGATCGAACAACTCACGCTTGTCTGCGTGGGAGTGCTGGTGAACGGATTGACCTTCGCCCTCGGGCTTCTCTCGGGGGCTTCCCTACGTCGAAAGGATTTGACCAATGACCGCGACCGCAACAAAGACGAAGCCCGCAAGTGGCATCAAGTTTCTAAGAACTGAACTGCTCGCCGCCCTCCAAGCGGTGAAGCCGGCGGTGCCGACCCGCTCGCCGAAGCCGGTGCTGACCAACGTCCGCATCGGCGACGGGCTGATGACCGCGACTGATCTCGAAGTGCGGATCGAGGTCAAGATCGGCGAGGAGGGCGAGCCCATGCTCGTGCCTCACGGGCGTCTCTTGGAGATCGTGCGTGCGGCGACCGGCGACGAGGTGACGCTGACGCCGAAGGATTCGAGCGTGCTGGTGAAGTGTGGCTCGGGGAAGTGGACGTTGCCCACCGAGGACGCGGCCGAGTTCCCGGCGAACACGACGGGCGAACTCAAGCCCGCGTGCCGGCTGCCGGCGGATCAGTTCCGCCGGGCCGCGACGGCGACCGCCTACGCGTGCGACACCGAGAGCAGCCGCTACGCCCTCGGGGCGGTGCTGCTGGAGGTCGAGCCCAGCCGGGACGGGTCGGCTCAGTTCTGGGTGGCGACCGATGGTCGCCGGCTGTGCTGCGTCGAGACCGAGACCGACCAGGCGACCGACTCGCGGAAGGTGCTGGTGCCCGCTCGCGTGATGCGGATCGTCACGGGCATGGCCCACGGCGACGGGCTGGTAGAGGTTGAGGCGAACGACCGGCAAGTGATGTTCACGACTGACGCCGGCACGGTCTACGGGCAGGTGACCGAGGGGCAGTTCCCGCGTTGGCGTGACGTGATGGGCGAGCCCGAGGGGGAGCCGAGCGTTTTGGAAATCGCCGACTTGAAGTCTGCGGTGCGGGCCGCCGCCATCGTGACCAGCGAGCAATCGAAGGGCGTGGATCTGACGTGGACGAACAACACGCTCGCGATCTCGGCCCGGTCGAGCGAGTTCGGCGAGTCGATCGTGAAGTGCGAACTCGTCGCGCCCGGCACGACAAGTGCGACGAAGGTCGATCCGCGATACGTGGTCGAGTTTCTGGAGCACTTGCCGGGCGACGGCGAGCCCCAGGTGGACGTGTACGCGACCGACCCCGAGAGCCGGGTGATGCTCAAGTGCGGCGACATCACGGGGATCATCATGCCGCTGTCGAAGGATGCGTGATGGCTGCTCCGCTGATCGCCATCACCGGGTTGATCTACGCCTATGTGGCAGCGGATCTCGCGTGGCAGGGCAAGCACGGGCTTGCCCTCGCCTACGCGGGATACGCGTTCTCGAACATCGGTCTCTATCTCGCATCGAAAGGAACGCCGTGAAGCACTACCACATCGACATCGACGAGCTCGGGCAACTCTGGGAAGCGGGTTGGACGGTCGAGGATCTATCGGCCCGTTACCGATGCACCGAGACGTACATCTACTGGCTGCGGAAGAAGTACGGCATGAGCGACATGCTGTGCTCGCGGGAGCCAGCTCCGCCGTCGCGAGAGGATGCCGTTGCATCGGAAGACTCGCTCGCGTTGTCGCCGTGGGTGGCGTCTCGTGCTGCTGAGTTTCGCCGGCAGAAAGAGGAGAAGGGCGAGTCGGTTGTGGGCGGCGTGTATCTGCGAACGTACTCGCTGCGGACGATGACGGTGGTCGCGGACTGAAAGCATCGTTGCCGCCCGTGGCATCATCGGGATATGCGGGGCTTGGCTTTCATCGCCGGGCTGGTCGCGGCGGTGGCTTCTGCGGGCACCGTCGAGGATACGATTCCCGACGCCCGCTACCGCCAGTACGGCGAGACGTTCGCGGCGCATACGTGCCGGCTGGTGGGGCTGAACACTGACGACAATCCCCAGGTCGGCACTTGCACGCTGATCGCCCCGCACTGGGCGTTGACCGCCGCCCATGTCGTGCGGGATATGACCGCGTGCGAGGTCGAGACGGCGGCCGGGCGGCACCGGATCGACAGGGTCTTCATCTACCGCGACTACACGGGCGAGTTCGCCCGGCACGACATCGCCCTCGTGCATGTAGTGCGACCGTTCGCGGTGACGGTCTATCCGCCGCTGACTGACGGCAGCGAGCGAGCGGGTGAGGTCTGCACCGCCGCCGGCTACGGCGTGACCGGCAGGCTCTCGTCCGGGTTCAATAGCGGCGACAACCAGATCCGGGCAGGGACGATGCGGCTGACCGAGGCGTTCGCGAGCGTGTGGGTTTGCAAGATCGAGCGGGGCGGGTCGCCTCTGCCGTTCTGCATTGCACCGGGGGACAGCGGCGGCCCGCTCTGGGCACGGGCGGCGGATGGTCGCACGGTGCTGGTCGGCGTGAACTGCTACACGGCGAAGATCGGCAAGACGCCGGTACGGAGTCAGGCGGGGGAGGAGAGCGGGCATACGCGGGTGGCGTTGTACCTCGATTGGATTCGCGAGATCGCGGGGGAACTTGACAAGCCCTGCACTCTCGCAGGATGCCAACCGCGATAGCGTTCAGCGTGCCCGGCGATCCCGTGCCACAACCGAGAGCCCGCGTCTCGACCGTCGGCGGGTTCGGTCGGGCGTATGTGCCCAAGTCGCACGCGGTTCACGCGTACCGGCAGTCAGTGGCACTTGCCGCCAAGGCTGCCGGCTGCGAGCCGCACCCCGAGCCGGTCAACGTGGTGATCGACTTCGTGTTCGCTCGCCCGAAGTCGCACCTTCGCAAAAGCGGGCTTCGTGCGGGAGCCCCGACGCTCCCGCGATGCGACCTCGACAACTGTGCAAAAGGCGTACTCGATTCGCTCAACGGCGTCGCGTGGGATGACGATTCGCAAGTGGCTCGGCTGGTGCTGGAGAAGAGCTACGGCACCGAGGGGCGAACGACCGTGAGGATTTCCTGATGCCAGAGATCACCCTCAATGAGGAGTTCGGTCGGGCGATCGTGGCCGCGATCCAGCAGTGCCGCGTCAACACCGTGATCGAGATCGGCTCGTGGGACGGCACGGGCTCGACCGCCGTGATCGCGTCAGCCCTGGAGCCGATGCCCGAGCGGCGGCTTGTGTGCGTGGAGCCTGACCTCCATCGACACGCCGCCCTTCAGCGAAACGTAGCGGCGATGCCGTGGATCACGACCGTCTGCCGCCGCAGCGTCTCGCGGGCAGCGATGACGCCGCAGACATTCGAGGACGTGTGGAACGACCCGCACAATCATCTGCCGTACCCAGAGGCTCTGGTGCGTCAGTGGTGGGACGAGCTCCCAGGCGATCGCCCCGGCGATGTCGGGTATCTGGAGACGCTGACCGATGAGCGATGGGATGCCGCACTCATCGACGGCGGCGAGTTCCAAGGGTTCGATGACTTCCGCCTGCTCAAAGATCGCGTGCGGGTGCTGATCCTCGATGACGTGTTTCACGCGTACAAGTGCTCGCGGGCTCACTGGGAACTCGGCCGCGATCCCAAGTGGATCTGCCTCTGGTGCTCGGCGTTCGTGCGAAATGGGGCGGCGATCTGGACGAGGGTTTCGTGATGCGACTTGTCGAGCACTTCATTCCGACGATCGGCACCCCTCGCGGCGTGATCCACGTCGGCGGGTTCGACGGCAATGAGGAGCGGTGGTATCGCGAGTGGGGTGCCCGGTCGGTGTGGTTCGAGCCGGTGCCTGAGAAGTTCGCCGAGCTCCAGGCGAAGGGGCTGCACGCCTACGAATGTGCATTGGGCTCGCGGCCCGGCCGGGCGAGCCTCAACCTCTCGGCAAGCCTGCAATGCTGCTCGCTCTTGAAACCGAGCGGGCACCTCGACCAGTACCCGGAGTTCCCGTTCTCTGGCGCGATCGAAGTTGAGGTACGAACGCTGGACTCGTTCGCCCTCACGGGCTTCGACATGCTCGTGCTTGATGTGCAGGGCTACGAGTTGGAGGT